CACCCTGTCACAGGTCAACGCTACGTACGTTACACATTACAACAGGAAGGATAAACTACTATGGAAAAATCATATGAAAAAGCATACAAGTCTTTAAAGAAACTAGGCGTCCCTGTGATCGAGGGAGGATACCACGGGGAAGATACTTTCCGAATATCTGGGGAGGATAATTACCCTATCATTTGGGCGGATTATTACTGCGAACGTCATGGTACTACTCTTGATGACTTTGGGGTGAACCATGAAATCAACGATACATTGGAAGCTAACGGTTTATATGCTGAGTGGCAGAACCCAGGCGTTCTAAGTGTACAAAAACTATAAGGGTAAAATACCATGACAGATGTTGTTGAAGAAGTATGGGGTAAAGTCCCTGCATTAACTAACTTAACGGAAGCTTTAAACAGTGAGTGGACCAGTAAATATTTGATTTCTAACTATGGTCGGGTGTGGTCTATAAAAAGCAAAAAGATCCTAAAACCTAGTACCTTAAAGACAGGCTATCACGTGCTTGCAACAAAACTAGGTAGCAAACCCTACAAAAACTTAACGGTGCGTATACACAGACTAGTTGCCAAGGTTTTTCTATCAAACCCTCTAGAGAAGCCGCAGGTAAACCATATAAACGGTACTAAAACTGATAACTTTGTATTGAACTTGGAGTGGAATACCGCCAGCGAGAACGGCCTACACTCCGCACGTATTCTAGGTAACAAGCCCAAAAAGGGGCATGAGAATCCTTTATCTGTTTTAGGTAAAGAAGACAGGGAGGTTATCAAGGCCTCTTACGTGCCTCGCCATAAGGACTACGGGGCAAGAGCTTTATCTAGAAAGTACGGCGTACACCACAAAACAATACTGCTAGTTTTAAAAGGATAAACTACCATGACCGAACGCTTTTTCATTTTATCCCAACGTAAACTGACCAACAGTCGCGATGGCAATCCGCGCTATAAGTTTGTAGCAGTAGACAGTGAGGGCAAGAAGCACCTCATGCACACAGCAGTTGATGCTGGTTGGGTTTACGCTATCACTGACTGGACGCACAAGATGATCGTAGCCAAAGTACGACAGAACACCCGCAATACAATCGTATTCAATGCAACAGTATCGGAGAACTTCTAAGATGATCGCCAGTAAAGCCTTGAAGGTCTACAAGATCAACACACTACACAAAGAGGAATATGTGACAACAGTATTCAGTGAAAAAGATGCAGGGATACTGGGTAACAAACTAAACCAAGAGATAGGTATCACAGGCGTCCGCTATCGAAACCTTGCAGGTGAGACCCTACTTACGTTACACCGCAACAAAAAGAAGAAATAGGAGAACCACCATGAGCTTTACCCGCACCAGTCTATCCGTGATTAAAGAGATCCTAGCGTCCGATATGGACCACACACTTGACGGCATTGCCCATGAAGACCTTCGACAACCTCACGTCATGCAGTTTTATGCGCAGAGGGCCGTAGCCTACGAACAGGTCTGTCATATGTTAGATACTATTAACGAGGATTATTTCCCATGACCTTACTAGCGGCTGGACCGCTTACTGTTCTTATGCTGGCCTACTTGTTTGGACTAGGCTGGTTAATCTACAAACACTTGAGGGAATCATGAAAAAACAACCAGTGCCTAAAACTACAGCCAAGATCAAGCATCTGTTTGATTTCTATTTACGAAGCCCAGAGTTCTGTCGCCTTAAACCAGTGACGCAGAAAGACTATGAAAAGCACCTTGTTGCTGCGGCTGCTACAGTAGTAGGTTCTAAGCCACTGGGTGAATACAACAACCAACGTCTTAAGGTAGGGATGTGTACCGAGGCCTACGAGAAATGGCTTGAGACAGGTACACGTACCGCTAACTACCGCAAGGCAGCGTTCAGTGCTGCTTGGAAGCACTCTATGCGGTCTGACGTTATGATCCACCACCCCATGCACATGGTTAAGACTGTAGCTGACCAGTTTCGGCGTAAAACCTGGACTACTGACGAGGTAAAAACCCTGCTCAGTACAGCGTACGGTGAGTTTCGGTGGCGAAGTATTGGTTTGATAGTTCACATGGCCTACGACTGGGGACAGCGAGTAGGTGACATGAGGCTGATGACTTGGGACAAGTTAGACCTAGACAACAATGTTGTAGCGTTTACTCAGTCCAAGAGGAACGCAGCAGTTAAGCTACCGATCAGTCCAGGTTTGTGTAAGATGCTGAAGGAGCAGAAAGAAGCTTACGACTTTCAGGAACACGTTGCACCTAGACCTACTGTGCAAGCAGGTAAGTATGTCCCCTACAACAAATACGAAGTGTCTAGACTTATCAACGACTTACTAGCCGAAGCTAATCTAGATCCGAGCCTTACAGCTATGGACTTGCGGCGTACAGCCGTGACTGAGATGCTGGAGGGAGGTGTTGACATCGCAGGAATAATGCAAGTAACTGGTCACAAGAGCATGAACTCCGTCAAACCTTACATGGTCAATACACTTAGTGGAGCAACAAGAGCACTAGCAGCGAGAGGAAAAAAGGACGATGATAAGTAAGCGCAGAAAAAGATGTGAATCGTGCAAAGTCTTAACAGACTATAGAGAAGCACATCATATAGTACCCATATCTTTAGGGGGGTCAGATGAAAAGTCTAATATAATTAGACTGTGTATTGACTGTCATGGAAAAGCTCACAACGCACAGTTTACTAGAAAAAAAGGAGTAGTCAGTAAGGGTCTACAAAAAGCTAAAGATAGACATAAATTTTTTCACTCTTTTGATGATGGTCTTTGGATAAACTTTTTTCAGGAAATTGAGGATATAGATACAGACTATTATAATTTTATACATGGTGGTCTGATGACAGGTATACTATCGTCTTCGGATATGGTTAGGATAATATTTCCTGAGCATAGAACTCGTAAGAGTCTTACAATAAATATACCTCATAGATTAATGGATCTTTGTAATGAGATTTTTACTGAGCAAGAAGAGGTTTGGGAAAGAGACAAGAATATGACAAGTGAACTAGAGTTACATGGGTGTATATAAAGGGAGATCATAGCAGATGAACATTAGAGGTTACTTAGATAGTCTTAACCTACGAGATGAAGAGTTTATCCGCTAGATGATGACCTTGAGAGACTGAAGGATTTACTATCATGACTGACTTACAAGACTTCCTAAAAGAGATGGGTCTGGACAAGGTTAAGCCTACCAAAGCTAAGCCTGCCCATCGCCTACCAGATGTTTTCAATGATCCACGCGATCCCATTACAGGTGAGGTACCTTTCTGATGTCAGCCCATATACCTAAAAAACCTAGCCAAGAAGTGTTAGACCATCTAACTGCTAACTACACATACGACAGGGATGCTGGTGAGGTATTCAATAATAAAACGGGCAAGCCTTCGTTAAGTTTAAACGGTAGTGGCTACCTGCGAGTTAGCCTATTCGTCGGCAAAAAGATTTTCGCATTGAGAGCGCACCACGTTGTTTGGTTCTTTGAGTATGGTGAATGGCCTACATCCTGTATGGATCACATAGACGGTGTTAAGACTAACAACCACTACACTAACTTAAGGCTAGTTACTCACAGAGAGAACTTACAGGCTTATAGAAAGAGTGTAAAGTCAAGTAGTTCTTATCAGGGCGTGACTTGGGCAAAAAATAGACTAAAATGGAGAAGCGACATAAGAGTTGAAAACAAACAGATGTACCTAGGCCTCTTCACCTGCGAGTTAGAAGCAGCAAGAGCCTACGACAAAGCCTTGGTAGGATTAGGCCTTAAACCAGTCAACGTAGAAATTATGAAGGAGTTACAGCAAGATGATTAAAGCAACATACGTAGATCACATGGGCAGTGACCTGTCCGTAGTTAATGCAGCGCGGGTAAGCTTCGGTAAGAAGTCTGAGTTTGAGGGCCGAGTAGGTGGGCCTAACGTGTTGTCTAAGCGAGACACAAGACTAGTGCGATACCTAGCCAAGCATAAACATATTAGCCCATTCGGCCATGCCTTTGCCAGCTTTCACGTCAAGGCACCTATCTTTGTGGCACGACAACTGGTCAAGCATAAGTTTTTGCGTTGGAATGAGATTAGCAGACGCTATGTCACTGATAACATTGAGTTCTTTTATCCTGACTCTTACCGCCAAGCAGCAGATGATAAGAAGCAAGGTTCAGGTGGTCGTGTATCCGACGACGTTGGGATGCTGGCCATCCAAAAGGTTACAGCAGCTAACGCAAAGAGCCTGATAACCTACGAAAATTTACTTAGCAGCGGTGTCTGTGAGGAACAAGCACGTATGGTACTACCTCAGTCAACCATGACAGAGTGGTACTGGTCGGGAAGTCTAGATGCCTTTGCTGATATGTGTAGATTGCGTTGCAAAAATGACACACAAGCAGAGACACGTATTGTAGCCGATCAGATTAATACGATCATGCAACCCCTCTTTCCTGTAGCATGGGAGGCTCTTTTAAATGAGTGAGCGTTATTTAGTTCTGTTTGAAGTAGATGAAGGGGAGTGGATGTATGCAAGTGCAGAAAACCCTTTCAGCTACGACTCGAAGAAACTTGTTTTTGAGACGAAGGGAGAGGCTGAGGCTCACAGACTTCGTTACAACTCCAGTAAAGTAGTTAAGCAATCCGATGTAAGACCCTTCGATAAAGCTGAGCGTGAACGGGCCAAGGTACGTGCAGATATAAACAGAGGTTTGTAAATATGTTTACCATTGAGATGGAGTTTGACCACACTAAGATAGTCTGCCTAGATCAAAAGGATGCTTACGACGATGTAGAAGTCCTTGTAGGTGAAGACGATTCTGTGTACATGACACAACACTGCCCTGATTTGGAGTGTGAGCAGACCATCTATATGAGTCTTCAACAGCTACGTGACTTGCTTGCAGCTTTCGATCTACCAGAGGGTACATACTTTAGAGAGGGTCTTAAATGATCATGATACTTAACGGGTTTATCATTGGCTACTTGCTGGCGATCCCCTTGTTCTTAGCAATATCTGAGACAGACGATAAAGAGGGTAATCCCTACGCGGCTGAAAAGTTCGCAATCTTCTGGCCTATAACAGCAATAGAAGTGATCCTGAAAACAATCAGAGGGGACTTCAAAGATGATGGTGAGGAATAATGCACTACACAGTAGACTACGAAGATAAGAAACACCAACCTTGCCCTAAGTGTGGGAGCAGTGACGGAGCCTACCCTTATGAGGACGGCCTGTTCTGTCACGTGTGCAAGGTTAAAACTTTTACGGACGAAGAGGATGAGGGAACAATGACACAACTAGCTACGGTGAAACCACTGCCGCCTATCACGGGGTCGGCACAAGCCATCTCTTCAAGAGGTCTGGTTAAGGCTGTCGCTGAGAAATACAAAGCACTGACCTCAGGCGACGAAGTTAAACTTGTCTACACCCTAGAGGGTAAGCCTACAGGGTTTAAGCAACGCAGTCTTAAAGAGAAGACTTTTAAGTTCAACGGCAATGCAAAGGCGGATCTGTTTGGTCAGTCTGCTTTCTCTAAGGGCGGCAAGTCAGTCACAATCACTGAGGGTGAGTACGATGCAATGTCTGTTTACCAGATGATGTTTATGTCCGAGCCTTGTGTATCCGTTATCAATGGAGCGTCAGGTGCAGTCAAAGATTGTAAGCGCAATTACGAGTGGCTAGACAGCTTTGAGAAGATCAACATATGCTTTGACAGTGACAAACCTGGTCAGGAAGCTGCCCTTGCAGTGGCTGAGTTGTTCGACCCTCGCAAGGTACGTTTGGTCAAGATGACCCTTAACGACCCTAACGACTACATCACTCAAGGACGTGAGCGAGAGTTCATCGACAGCCATAAGAAGGCTGGGCCTTTCACTCCTGATGGTATCCTGTCAGGCACAGATATGTACGACTTGGTAGCTACTCCACCAAATTACGACAGTGTACCCTATCCGTTTGATGGTCTGAACGAAATGACCAGAGGTATGCGAACAGGTGAGTTGATCACTGTTGTTGCAGGTACTGGCGTAGGTAAGACGCAAGTAATGCGTGAAGTTCTGTATGGTCTCATTCAAGAGAACAAAGGCAATGTAGGCACACTCTTCCTAGAAGAACCTACACGAGATACAGGCCTAGGTGTCATGTCTATCCACGCAGATAAGAAGTTACACGTACCTGAGGTGATCTACTCTAAGGAAGAGTTCGACTCAGCATACGAGGCTACACTAGGGACAGGTCGAGTGTTCCTGTATGACAGCTTCGGAAGCAACACAGTCGATCGTATCATTTCTATGGTGCGTTACCTTGCCCGATCGTGCGAGTGTAAGTTTATTATCCTAGACCACATCAGTATCGTTGTCAGTGACCATGCTAAGGACGAACGCAAGGCTCTGGATGAGATTGTTACTAAGCTTAAGACCCTGACTATTGAGTTAGACATCTGCCTGTTAATGGTGTCACACTTGAGCAGGGACAAGAGCCGTAAGCCACCAGAGGAAGGCGGCACAATCAATCTACAAGACATCCGAGGCAGTGCAGGTATCGCTCAACTGTCTAACATTATCCTAGCACTTGAACGAAACACACAAGCAGAAGATGAGATAGAGCGTAACACCACCAAGGTCCGTGTAATTAAAAATAGGTTCACGGGCGAGACAGGGGTTGCAGATAGTCTGTTGTATAGTAAACACACAGGCCGACTAAATAGCTACGGAGGGTGAACATTGAGAGTTATATTTGACATTGAAACAGACGGACTAGACGCCAAGGTAATTCATGTACTGGTTGCTAAGCAGGTCGGTGTCGAAGGTAACTATGTCATCCGTAGTCCTAAGGCCTTTGCTAAGTTTGCTGA